GTTTTGCACAACTTTTTTGAAAAGTTGTTTTAACCCAATTCACATATAGTCATTCTCAAATTACTTAATAATACCTTTTTTGTTTTTGGATGAATCTTAATTTTACTAATATTCTTTATATAATTTACACCTTTTCTCATTTAAAACGCCCATTTTAAATGAGAAAAGGTGTAAAAAAGGTAGATGGAGTTCTACTGTGGATGAATTTAATTGGTATATGTGCAATGTTGAATATGAATTGTTGCGGGTGTTGATGATTTTGTCGTCTGATATTATTGCAAAAAAAAGAAACATTCTAAAATGCGAAAATAAAAAGATAAAGAATATACAGTGAGTGAGTGTGTGTGTGAGTGGGTGAGTGTGAGTGGGTGAGTGTGATTTTTGTAACTTAATAAAATTCGTATTTTTCTCCCGGTGGAAACATATTGTAAAATGCTTCTTTACAATATGGCTCACTTGTGTTTGTATAACTATTTATTTTTTCTTGAATTTTATTGGAAATATATTCATCGATATTATTATTTTTTTCTATTTCAATACTGGAAACTGATGTATCATCACGCCATAAACCTTTTATTTTTAATTCGCCTTTGCCATCTCTTTTGTCATTGATCCAAAAACCTATATATTCTTCTTCATAAAAATCGGGATTAGGGTTCGGGTAGTAGTATTCTTTGTATGAATATTTTCCATATCCATGTTTAATGTCCTCTTTCCATTCACCTTCATAACTAATTACTATGTTATTAGTATATGAAACATATTTGCCTTTACCACACCTAACATTATTTTCAAATTCGCCTTCATAAGTAAAATTTCTATTTTCATTTAACGAAATAAATTTACCTTTACCACACTTTACACCATTTTTAAATTCTCCTTCATAGGTGTATTCATTTTTAAATTTGTATTTTCCATACCCATGTTTTTCATTATTTTTATAATATCCAATGTAAGAACTTACTCCGTCTGAGTATGTCATACTACCATATCCATCTCTGATACTATCGCTGTTTTCACGGTATTGTAATTCACCCTTGTAGATGGATCCGTCATAATAAATAAGATAATCATCACCATATTCTTCAATTGCAGAATTGTTATCATCGATGCGATTTGGTTTTGTCATTTTTTAGTTTGGATTTGGTTGGTTTGGTTGGTTTGGTTGGTTTGGTTGGTTTGGTTGGTTTGGTTGGTTTGGTTGGTTTTAAAATCATTTTTTTTTGAAATAAAAATAATTGTGGTTTATATAATGGTGGGGGTGTGTGATGATTTATGGAAAAAAATACCATTTGATGTTTTTGTTAATCATATTATGCCTTATGTTTATAAGAAACAGAATGTAGCGTTGTTGGACGATATTAAGAATTTTGTTTTTGATTATCGTATGATTGGTGATTATTATTTTTACGGCTTGAATGAATATTGTTTGCTTGTCGATTTGGTTTTTTTCTGTAATGGCGGTGTTTCGTTGATCGAAAGAGTTAATAGTTGTTTTATTGATATTCTCGATCGGAATATCTTGTTTTGTCGATTTTCTCTAGATCAAAAATATGAGTTTGTTAATCGGCATTTTTATTTGAATTCCGGGACAAAAACTGAGATTAAAAACAAGTTTTTGTTGTCATTGATGACGCCGAGGGAGAGAGCTGGTTTTATGAATGATTTTCTAATTATGGAGTTTTGAGTAAAGTGGGTAGTGATGCAAAAATAAAAATTGAATTTGTTTTTATTTTTGGTTGGGGACTAGTAAAATAAAACTAAGTTGGTTGAATTAATATGTCGAAACATCATATTTGGGGTAATATTCTATGTGGTACTGCATCTACTGATAATCTGGGAGATTATGAACTTGCAAAAGTAGTTCATAAATACGCTACGGAGAGAAAATGTGGGGGTGAGGGTGAGGGTGGAGATGGGGATGAGGATTGGGTGTGGGATGTAGATGAAGATCATGGTGGTGGTTGGCGTATTAGGTTACCTGAAATTACAATAGAAGGAATTAAGGTGAATCCCGAGTTTATTGGAAATGCGAATGGGTTGTCGTTAATTTTATACGGTATTGATCTTTGGATGTATAAGAAAAAGAGGTTAATTACAATGGATAGTGTCGTGACATGCAAACCTATTTTATATAAAAAAACATATATAGGACGGCTTGTGGGGGGTTACGAGTATGGTGTGAGTGATTATAATATGGTTCTTACAAAAATTAGTGAAGATGTCTTGTGTATGAAATTCAATAAATTAGAAGGGGTATTATATACTGCGGATAATTTGCATCCGTTAGGGAGTGGTGATGGTGGTTGTGGTGAGGAGGGTGACGTTGAGGAATGCTGTGTTTGTTTGGAGACTACGAAGACTACTACGCCATGTGGTCATAAACTATGTGTTGTTTGTTGGGGTAATATCAGGATGATTCGTCGAAGATTACCTTGTCCTATTTGTAGAGAGAATCTGAGACAGAGAGAGAAGTTGGCTCATTTGTTTCCACCAGGGTTTATTGGGTTGGATAATTTACATGCGGATTTTTATGATCGTGGGGGTGATGATGATGGGGATGGTGGTGATGACGATGATCTTGTCGATGCTACTCGTCCTGGTCGTATTACTGGGATTTATAATGAAAATACAGGGAATATTATACCAATTGATGGCGGTGCGGGTGATGACAGTGACGACGACGATAGTGACGATGATAACGACTTGTATTTTTGGGAAGATTATGAAGGGGAGCGAGGGGAGAGAGGGGAGGATGGGGAAGAAGTGGATGATAATATGGATATGCGTGAATTGGCGAGAGTTGGATAGTTGGATAGTTGGATAGTTGGATATTTAGAGTGTTTTGTTAGGGTATTCTTGTTTTTAATTTGTAATTTATAACTAATTAAATCTTTTTTTGCGATATATGAATTTTTTATTATTTTGTTTTAATATAATTACAATGGAAGAAATATTCACAAATGTTTATGAAAATAAAAAATGGGGAGATAATAACAACAATAATTACACTGGAAGTAGTGGCAGTGGTAGTGATGTAGATTACAACAAAGATACATATGTTCCTTTTTTGAAAAAATTTATAACCGATAATAAAATTAAAAATGTTTCTGATTTAGGATGTGGTGATTTTAGGTGTGGTCCTTTAATTTATGATGATTTAGATATATCATATACCGGTTATGATGCATATAAAAATGTAGTAGAATACAATTCAACACAACACACTTTACCAAAATATTCATTTATTCATTTAGATTTTTGTAATAATAAAGAAAATATTATTGATGGGGAACTATGTATTTTAAAAGATGTTATACAACATTGGAATCTAGATAATATATACAATTTTTTGGATTATTTAGTAGAACATAAAAAATTTAAATATATATTGATTTGTAATTGCTGTGATCAAGTGGAAGATGATACTGATATTCAAATAGGGGATTGTAGATGTTTAAGCTCTGATTATTTACCGTTGAAAAAATATAGCGCAAAAAAATTATATAATTATCACAGTAAAGAAATTTCAGTTATTTCATGTAATATGTAAAAACTTTTTGTTGGGTTAGGGTTAATTTTTCATGTATATGAAATAAGGGGCTAAGTATATGCTTAAAATTAATAATATTATGTTTGTGTCAAAGCTTTTTGTGTTTAAAAATGCGGACAAAACTACTGCGAATATTACCAGCAAACTATCTCCTAGTAAAGCGTATGCACCTACTTCTTTTGAATAACCTTTGAAAAAGTCCAACATGTCATTGGATCCTCTAGGTATTAAAGTGAATAATATGAAAAATAAGAAGTCGAAAAATATTTGGATTGCTACACATAACCCTGCGAATGCTGTCAGGCCTATTTTTATTTTTGATGTATAGACTATATACCGGCCTAATAAAATATATAAAACGCCGATCAAAATATCTGCTATCATTGCTGATAATCTATATTTTTTATACCAGCCTTCTAAAGAGGAGCTTTTATAGTATATGCGTGAAAATGTCATAAAAATAATAAATAAATCCGCATAGATGTTGGCTGTGATTATGGGAACGTATTCGAATTTATTTGCATAGTTGATTGTCGGGGTTATGTTGGTGGTTTTTTCTATTATGAATGTAATGAAAAACGCGAATATCACAAATAGTAGTTCGTACATATAGTATACCACTATAAAAAGAATAGTTGTTGAAGTTTTGGGGAGATAGTTGGAGAGAAAATAGAGTCAGAGGTGGGGTGTTGTCTGTACTCTGTACTCTGTACTCTGTACTCTGTACTCTGTACTCTGTAACAGGCCAACCACCCGACACTTACAACCCGCTTACAGCCAATATGGTGTGTATCAGGGTGCTACCACTATCAACCAGACCAATATACTCATTTCTCTTCATTAATAGGAATCGGGAAATGGGTGAGGAAACGGTAAATGGGTAAGGAAACGAGAAATGAGTGATTGGAAAAAAAACATACATTAAATTACAATAATATAAAACTAACTAATTAACTATCTAATTATTTATTCGTCGTATTCTTCTTCGACGCACTCACCTTCTTCTACAAAGTTGATGTCTTGATTTTGCTCGTTCCAAAAGCCAACTAGATCTTGCTCCATGTTGTAGATGTGACCATTATCGTGCCAGTTGTCACCATTACGAGTTCTTAGATAAGAGACGCCCTTATGTTCAAATTTCTTTACCTTGAAGACTTCTTGCTCTGTTTCAGATTCGTTATCAGAAACAGCTGGAGTTGATTCGACTGAAACTGGTGCCTTTTTTTCAGTTTTGGCCTTTGTTTTTTTGAGTGGCTTCTCAGCTTTCTTGACTTCCTTTTCGGCTTCTTTTAGAGCCTTTTCTTCGGCTTTCTTGGCTTCCTTTTCAGCCTTTTCTTGAGCTTTCTTGGCTTCCTTTTCGGCCTTTTCTTCAGCTTTCTTGGCTTCCTTTTCGGCCTTTTCTTGAGCTTTCTTGGCTTCTTTGGCTTCTTTCTCCTCCTCACTGAGGACCTTTGTCTTCTTTGCCTTTTTAGGTTCGACAGGAGTTTCGACAACAGTTTCGACAGGAGTTTCGAGAGGAGTTTCGACATGTTCTTCTTCTGGTGCAACATCATCTTTTGATACAATGTCTGCGAACATATCTACGACCTGTGATTCCTCGACTACTTTGACAGTCTTGGCTGGTCTTCCTCTCTTCTTTTTCTCTCCGTCTTCAGGATTAGAAGCAACTGACTTACGTTTTCTTGGCTCCTTGGCCTTCTTCTCTTTCTTTGGCTTTTCATTATTTAATAAACGAGTAATTGCCTCTTCACCATCAAAACCATATAATTTACCACATAATACGATTAATTTTTTTGTTTTTTTTGTCATTTTTAATTCTTTTTTTGTTTTTGATTGATTTTCTAGTTGATTTTCAACGACGACATCCATTGATTTTTGATCAACGAATGGAACGACGGATTCAACAGTTAGATTTAGGGTTTCTGTTTGAGCTGACATGTTAAATATTGAAATATTGGGTATTTGAATATTTGAAATAGTAGAAATCTTACTTGAAAATTGAATTGAAATTGCTTACTTAAAATTATTTGAACGCTTAACTGATTGTTGTTTGATAAATAGAACTATATTGAAAAAAATGATTTCAATTTTTTTTTTCGATTATGGAAATTTTAATTTACTTAAATTTTTTTCATTTTGGTCATTTTGGGGGGTGTTTTTGCTTCTCAAAAACATAATATTATTTCCAGAAATGAGATAATATTATGTAAATCGCTTTAAACTACTTAAATAAAATATCGAATTTAATAATTACAAGCAATGAATCAAATTGATATTGTTCATTTAATAGAAAATAACCCTATCACAAAATTATCGG